TCACGATGGCTTGGGTGCGTTGCCTTGAGCTCTGCATCATCAAGGCGCTCAAACCCGGCGTGGTGCTTCCCAACGGCAATTCCACGAAGGACTTCAAGACTAAGATGGACGCGGCCATCAAGAACCTGAAGCCTGGGCGTTACACCACCCTGTGCACAGACATCACGGAGCAGGACACCACGAAGACCCCGGCTATCCACGGTGTCATCAAGTCCCTGTTCCGCGCCATCGGGACCCCGGAGAAGGTGATCGACGTCCTTTTTTCCTTGTTGAAGAATTGGACTGCCCGAGGTTTCGATTACTCCCTCCACGGGCTCAATGCCTTCCTCAGCGGCATTTCGATGACGTACATCCACAACACCCTGGATAACATGTGCCGGGTCGGGGCCGCCTACACCTTCTCGACCCCCTTCGTCGCCGGGTTCAAAGGCGACGATGGCATAGTCATCAGCGAGCACAGGACGCGAAATCGCGTCGCGCCTGGGCTCAAAATCGAGGAGGGCATCACCGGCACCTTTGTCGGATACCTCGTCGGTGATGTCCTCACTCTGGATCTTCCGCGCCTTGCCAACAAGGCCGCCTGCAGGACCTACACCACTGAGAAGCAGGCCCACGAGTACCGCGTCGCGATCGCCGACCAGCTCGCCCTCATCAACAACAACGACGAGGCTCACCACATGATCACCCTGAACGCTTACCACTACAAGCTGAGCAGGGAAGACATGGAAGTCCTCTGGACCTACCTGGTCACCTTCGCCCAGGGCTCTGTGGCCTTCGACTGGCATGCCCGCACCACCAAGCTAACGCCAGTCTGGTCCTACAAGAAGATCTTCTCCTAGAATCTCAACTTTGATTTCGTCCTTTTTATATCGTCATTTGTCTTACAGTATATATTCATTGATTTAGTTATGTCCAAGCCTATCATCATGGCCAATTCCAAAGTACCCGATTTCTCGAATCTCACGGGGGTTCAATCTGTCTCGCTACACCCCCAACAATTAACTTATTTGACTCGTCTGATGAGGAACTCTTCCATCCTGCTCCCCTTCCTCGAAGCCACCCTTTTGACCCTGAC